GAGCTTGATAAGCAGTGGGCGTGGCAGAAACATAACTTTGAGCAGAGCTATCAGACTGATAATTACTTGTATTGTAGCTGGTATTAGACATTAGTAGATCCGTTTTTAATATTTATTGCGGAAAAAATAGTACTATATTACTCGTCCATTGACTTTGTCTGCGTTTTTTGTTATTATTCAGTTACTTGTGCCCGAGGAGAATAAAAATTAAACACAATTACTTAAACAATAAGGATATATTAAAAGAAATACATAAAAGTAAAAATTCATATTGTTCTTATGTGGACGAAGATGCAAAAGATTACGATTTAATTCTGCCAGACGTTAGCAAAATCAATAAGAAAAACATTCTGGAAGGAAGAAAAGCAAGGGCAGAAAGACTGTCTAAATTGGCTTTTGATCAAGCAGTGCTTGAAACAGGTGAAAAACAAAAACTAGAAAATTTCGAAATTAAGTATACCAAAATTCCCGCAACTGATGTAGTTTTTCGAGTAATGACTTGGGATCATGTACCAATTGATGATGTAAAAACACAAAAAGCCAAAGACGCTGCCAGAGAACTAATCGAAGAAGATGAAACTGCACTTACCGAATATGATTTTGAAGATCCTAAACATAACAAATATGTTAAAGTAAATTTTCCGCCGTTTTTTCATTATAGAATTGATGATAAAGGTAATCCATATATAGTTGGCAAAAGCCATTGGAAAGGACCTATTGATTCTGGACATTTTAGTAAAGATCATGGCACAATGACTTCAAAGTTGGCCTTGATGTTTATGAAATTATGTGAACGCTATGCTACCAGAAGTAACTGGCGCGGATATACTTACAACGACGAAATGCGTAGCCAAGCACTGCTACAGCTCAGTCAAATTGGTTTACAATTCGACGAAAGCAAAAGTCAAAATCCATTTGCTTATTATACTGCTGCTATCACTAACAGCTTTACTAGAGTATTAAACATAGAGAAACGTAACCAAAATTTACGTGACGATATTCTAGAAATGAATAATTTAAATCCAAGTTATACCCGACAAGGTATGACCGGAACCTATAAAAGTTATGACTCCGACGACTAAATTTGTATTCACTCAAGATGTTGAAGGGGAAAGAACATGGTTAGCTAGTCAGTACCCTGACCATGAAATATTAGAAACTATACACAGTGGCAAATGGTTTATCGACTATCCGATATCTAAAAAAAATTATCTATTAGAAGTTGCTTACAGTGACGAATTTCACAATCTTGATTGGTCAACTGTTCCTGGACAAAAAATAAAAAGTGTATATTCCTCTAACGTGACTGATATTTTTTACGGAAATCACTGGCTTGATTCTGACAGTTTTATAAATCGATCAAATTTTTCTTGCGTGAAAAAAAGTAACAAATTTTTAGTTTTAAATATACCCAGATCAGGAACTGCATTTTGCGAAAGTATTTTGTCAAAAAAATTAGAAAAATTTGCTGTTCATCAATCGGTGGCTGATACCGAAACATCTATTAAATTAGCAGAAACCATTAAGCACCACAAACTTTCCATTTTTTTACCTTATAGAAAAGATTTGTGGGGATGGTTCACAAGTTTTTGTTTTATGAAAAATTACATCTTTCATTGGAATACATTTAATCCCAGTGAACATAATAAAAAAATCTTTGTTACTGAACAAGATTTCGCAAATGCGGAAAATTTGTTAATTTCAACATGGAATTTTTGGTGTAATTTAAAATGTTTTATCCCCGACCTGGACTGCTATCTATTAGAATTTAGCAATATGATAAACAAATATAGTCATTTAACAGGTCATAAAGAAATACCTTATAACAAAAAAGAGTTAATTATAAACTATGGTGAATTAAAAACTTGCTACGAACAGGAATATCAAAAACGATGGGAAGCATTGACAAATAAAGGTATAGCTCATTTGACTAACATGCACTGCAAAACTGACTTGGATGATCTTGACTTATCCAAATAATAGTATAAAATATAAAGATGCAAAATCTATTTAAAAAAGCAGCATTGTTCACTGATATTCATTTTGGTCTAAAGTCAAACAGTCAACTTCATAATGAAGACTGTTTGAATTTTATTAAATGGGCCACTACCAAAGCTAGAGAGCAAGGATGCGAAACAGCCTTTTTCTTGGGCGATTGGCATAACAACCGTGCCAGTATCAACATTGTTACTCTGAATTATAGTCTAAGAGCATTGGAGCATTTAAATGCAAATTTTGATCGACTTTTCTTTATTCCTGGGAACCATGATTTGTATTATCGGGATAAACGTGATATCCAAAGTGTGGAATGGGCACGGCACCTCCCTAATGTCAAAATCGTCAACGATTGGTTTAGCAGCGGCGATGTTGTTATTGCTCCTTGGCTGGTGGGGGATGATCACAAACGTATTCCAAAATTAAAAGGCCGGTATATGTTTGGGCATTTTGAACTACCGCATTTTTATATGAATGCCATGGTACAGATGCCCGATCATGGTGAACTAAAAAGAGAAACGTTCGATCATTTCGATCATGTATTTACTGGGCACTTTCATAAAAGACAGACATACAAAAATATTACATATATAGGTAATTGCTTCCCGCATAATTATGCAGATGCCGCCGATGATGATCGCGGGCTATGTATTTTAGAATGGGGTAAAGATCCTGTTTATCATGCATGGCCAGATCAACCTACTTATAGAGTATTGGGGCTTGGTGCTATTTTAAATCATGCAGACAGTATTCTTAAACCGGGCATGCATGTCCGAGTTAATATCGACATTAATATCAGTTACGAAGAAGCCACTTTTATTAAAGAAACATTTATTCAATCACATAAACTTCGTGAAATAACTCTTATACCACAAAAAAATATTGATGTATCCAATTATGAAATACAAGGCAATATAGAATTTGAAAGTGTCGATAAAATAGTAACTAATCAATTGACTAGTATAAGCAGTGACCACTATAATAATAACCTCCTACTGGAAATTTACCGCAACTTATAATGATTACAATAAAGAATTTATCAGTAAAAAATTTTATGAGTGTAGGTAATGCTACACAGGCCATCAATTTTAATCGAAATGATTTAACTCTTGTGCTGGGCGAAAACTTAGACTTGGGAGGAGATGATAGTGGTGCACGTAATGGCACAGGTAAAACCACTATTATAAATGCTTTAAGTTATGCATTTTATGGACAAGCATTAACAAACATTAAAAAAGATAATTTAATCAATAAAACTAACGGAAAACACATGTTAGTTACTATTGATTTTGAAGTAGAAAATCAAAAATATAGAATAGAGCGTGGAAGAAAACCCAACGTTCTTAAATTTTTTATAAATGATAGTGAACTTGAAACCAAAGATGATAACAGTCAGGGCGACAGCCGAGAAACTCAACACGAAATAGAAAGACTGTTACAAATGAGTCACGATATGTTCAAACATGTCGTTGCACTTAATACGTACACTGAACCATTTTTAAATCTCAAAGCAAATGATCAAAGATTAATCATTGAGCAATTGTTAGGTATTACTTTACTAAGTGAAAAATCTGAAGCATTAAAAGAACAAATTAAAATCACTAAAGATTCTATTCAACAAGAAGAATTCAGAATCAAAGCAGTTCAAGATGCCAATAAACGAATACAAGATCAAATCGACAGTTTGACTAGAAGACAAACTTTATGGCAACAAAAAAAGAACAAAGATGTTGCAGATTTACAGGCAGCATACAATCAACTGGCCGAATTGGATATCGAAGCCGAATTATCTGCTCATCAAAAATTATCCGAACACAAAACGAAATCACAAAAAATTAATGAACTTAAAAAGTTAATTAAACAATGTGAAACTGATGAGATCAAAGAATTAAAACTAATAGAACAACTTAAAAAAGAAATTGATAGTTTAAAAAATCATACTTGCCATACTTGTGGTCAAGGATTTCACGATGCTCGTCAGGAAAACTTGTTAAAAGAAAAACAACAATTACTTCAAGAAACTGCACTACAGACATTAGCAACTAATACTCAATATATAGAAAACACAGGTGCACTTGCTGCTCTTGGAGAATTAGAATCGCAGCCTGTGACATTTTACACCAGCGAAGCTGATGCCTTTGAACATCGTGTAAGCATGGCTACAGTATTAACTCAACTTACAGCTAAACAAGTAGAAGAAGATCCTTACAGTGATCAAATCAAGGACATGCAGTCACATGCGTTAGTTGATGTTACGTATGATACGATAAATGAACTAACTAATCTAAAGGACCACCAAGAATTTTTGCTAAAATTACTAACTAACAAAGACAGTTTTATTAGAAAAAAAATAATTGATCAAAACTTGAATCACCTAAATGCTAGACTAAGTTATTATCTAGATAAAATTGGATTGCCACATACTGTTAAGTTTATGAATGATTTGACTGTCAGCATAGAAGAACTAGGTCGAGAGTTAGATTTCGATAATCTAAGCCGGGGAGAAAGAAACAGACTTATATTAAGTTTGAGCTGGGCGTTTAGAGATGTATGGGAAAGTCTGTATAATAAAATTAATTTACTGTTTATAGATGAGTTAGTAGATAGTGGAATGGATAGCTCGGGTGTCGAAAACAGTCTTGCAATTTTGAAAAAAATGAGTAGGGAAGGTAACAGAAGTGTTTGGTTAGTAAGTCATAAAGACGAATTAGCCGGCAGAGTCAATAATATTTTAACAGTAATTAAAGAGAATGGATTCACAAGTTATAACACTGATGTAGATGTGGTGTAAAATGAAATTTGGTTTAGACTACATATCAGAATATCAAATTGAACTTACGACATACTGTAATGCTGCTTGTCCTCAATGTCCTAGAAATATTAATGGAGGGAAGATAAATCCTCACTTGAAATTAGAACATCTTTCAAGAAACATTATAGATAAAACATTTCCTGCTTTATTATGTAATAAATTGTCACAGATTTTCTTTTGCGGAAGTTACGGAGATCCCGTAATGCATCCAGATTTTTTGGATATATTATGGGACTTTAGACAGAAAGCACCAAAGCTTTGGTTATATACACATACAAATGGCAGTGTACAAAATAAAGATTATTGGAAAGAAGTTGCGTATATTTTAAATGGATTCGGTCAAGTCGATTTCAATATTGACGGGCTAGCAGATACTAATTCTGTGTATAGAAGAAATACAGATTTTAATAAAATCATCGACAATGCCACGGCTTTTATAAGTGCAGGTGGCCGTGCAGTTTGGAATTTTATTGTTTTTGAACATAATCAGCATCAACTTGAAGAAGCAAGAGCTTTAAGCAAACAACTAGGTTTTACCAATTTTACTTTTCGAAACACGGGAAGATTTTTAAATCATAAAACTATGGACACATTCACAGAATGGCCCGTACTAGATCGTCAAGGTACAAAAATTTATAGTATAAAACCAACAACATCCATGTACAGAAACAAAAGTATTGAAAGATTGCCTGAGTTAAAAAAAGAATTTTCGGACATGAAAGAATATTTTAGGACCGTAGAAATAAATTGCGATAGCTTGCATAATAAAAGAGTGGCTATAAATGCTCACGGTTTAGTCTTGCCGTGTAATATGTTAAATCATAATCTATACGACGCTAGATTTTATGATGATACAATTATGCCCTGTAGTAACGAATTAAGTACGGTTAATGGTTCAAATCAAGTAAAAGATTTTATCAATAAACATGACCCTAGTAGCTTAAACATATATAATAACTCACTTGAAAATGTATTCAAAAGTGCATTTTGGACTCAGTTAACAGAAAGCTGGCAGAAAAATACATTTCCAGAAAGACTTTTTGAATGTGCAATGACTTGTGGGAAACAGTTCACTAAAGTTTGGGATCAAACAAAAATGACTACAAAATATTTGGTAACAGGTGGCAACCGAGGTTTAGGTTTAGCTTTGGTAAAACATACCAACGGTAAAAGCATTAGTAGGTCAGATAATTTTGATATTACAAAAGATGTTGAAAAAATTGTATCTTTAAGCTTAGAATATGATGTCTTTATAAACAATGCATTTGATGGTCCTCCTCACGAAGATTGGGCAAACTTCGCACAAGTAAATTTATATATGGCTCTATATGATGCATGGTCTAAACATAATAAAAAAGGGTGGATAGTTAATATAGGCAGTGTAGGAGAAAAACATATTGTTTCACCCGAACCAAGATTTGAGACTTATCGAATAAGTAAAGCTGCATTAGCCCATGCTAGCAAACAAGGCACCCAAGCATTTAAAATGAATAAGGTTCCATTTAAAACCACTTTGATTACATTGGACAGATTAGACACAGAATTAACTAGAAGTAGACCGAACTATACGAATAATGCAATTAGTCTGCTGGACATTGCAAAATTCCTAGATTATGGTGCAAGTATTCATTCTAATACTGTAATAGAAGAAATAGTATTTTATTGCAATTTCGACTTTAAGGCATAACTATTAAGGCACATATAAAATTAACAACTCATGACTTGGCTGTTCGAAAACTCTGCAATTGAAACCTTACCGGAAGATTGTGTAGGATTCGTATACCAAATTACTAATCTCATAACAAATCGAAAATACATAGGCAAAAAACTCTCAAAATTTAGCAAAACTCAAATTAAAACAGTAAAATTAAAAAACGGAAATAAACGCAAAAAGAAAATTCGCTCAAAAATCGATAGTGATTGGAGAGATTATTATGGTAGTAGTCCCGAACTTCTTAAAGATATAGAAACTTTAGGCAAAGAAAATTTTAAACGAGAAATACTTTTTTACTGTAAATCTAAGGCAGAATGCAGTTATATCGAAGCAAGAGAACAATTCTCTAGACGAGTGTTAGAATCTTCAGATTATTATAACGGCATTATTAACTGTCGCATTCATGGCTCCCACATTTTAAACAAACTTTAAGGCAAAATCAGGCAGTAAAGGCTAGCACAGGCCAATTTCGTGTGCTCTATACCTGGACTTTTGATCACAGGGATGGAAGTCTTGCCGCGCCAGCAAGCACTCAATCACTATCCTTTACAGGACGAAGATCGCAAAATGCCGCGGTTTGATTGTTTGAACAGGTTAATTTAAGGCAAAAAGACGTTGCAGTGATGTGACACGTATTGTGAGTAGGCTAGCATCTACACTCAATACCGCCGTTGTTATAAAGACTGGGATGGAGGTACCGGACAACCGCCTCTGTGAAATACCCTAATGCTAGTGGCTGTGCTACTCGGATGAAGCTAACTTTGCCCTGTACGGGCAAAGAGTGACTGATTAATCTGGATGAAATTACGTCGCTTGAGCGTATGCGATAAGCGACAGATGTGCGCAGCACATCTTAAAAGAATGGCATACGTGTTTCGTTTGTTACTTCGATGTTTTCTTCTATTATTTTTTCGATTAGTTGTCGATCATGAAACCCCAATTCAAACATTTCATTCAATGAAATACCTCCCCGCATGTACCAACAAAGTTTGAATATGTGTTTTTTTAAGGCTTTTGAATCCCGTTCCATTGAATCTAAATAATCAACTACTTCGTCATAATTTAGATTCAAAAGCCTTAGACGAAAAAATTTGACATTTCAAAAACTAATGGACTTGTAAATTCTTTCCCGCAATCTTTATGCTCACACGTTAAAGGGATATTTTTTAAGGGACTTTGCTCCGCAATACTTTCTAATTTGTTTCTAATAGATTCCCAAATTTTCTTGTTGCAATTTCTTAGAAATTCATCTATAAATTCTTTGTTTTGTACTAAGGTGCCGTCATTGGTTTTTATAGCAGTTATACTTGAGCTTACAGTTTGGATAGTTAATTCAAGCATCTGCTTTAAGATAGCATCAACTTGATGAAGTTTTTCCATCTCGGGTATCTTTTGATCATCGATTACTTTTAAGAGCTTTTGACTTTCAAATTTTTGAATATTAACATAATTCAACTGTTTGAAATTCTGTGGTTGTAGGAATAATTCGAGATCTTCAATGATTAATGATTCATCGAATTTTGGATCATATAGTTGATCTTGCAAAATTTGTAAATTTAAAGTGTTTTCGTTTTTTCTCTTACAGTGCGGGCATACAGTGACAAAATCCATGGCATTACCGTATGTGGCTCTACGTATACCAATCAATAAATAATCCAAATCTACTACTGGAACAGCCCACGCATTTTTAATATTTGGCACACAACTATGAATTAAATCAACTGTGGTTTGTCCGCTTAATAATGCATCCGGACTCTGCATGGATAATTCATCCTTTGCAGTCATTGAATAGACAGGTAACTCTTTAGTAATAGGCATATCAATCGAACCTTGAACATACCATTGTCCTTTACTGGGAAGTTTAATATAAAGTTGAGGTTGTCTAAAATATTTTACAAGAGGATTAGAATTATTGCTTTGACTCATATATTTTTCCGATAAATATTTTATATTTAATGGATAGTAAAAAAGGTACTAAAAAATGGCAGATCCAATTGATCCAGGTCGTCTCAGTGATGTGCAGAGAGAAATAGCTGCTTTACTGTCCGGTGGAGCTGCTCTTTTAAGGGAATCTGTTGATGAAGCCGTCAACAGTGTAAGACGTTTAGCTGGTAATTTTGCTGCTGGTCAGACAGCTACTGAAGCATTCAATAACACAATCAAAGATAGTTTAGGTCAATATGCTCTTTTGGCTTTCAGATTAAGTTCTGTTAACAGCAGTGTATATGGAACTTTTGAAGCATTTACTTCCGTTATACCTGCGATTGAAGCGACCAAATCTGCATTTGATAAAATTTCAAAATTGAGCAGTGGTATATTAAACATATTACCACTGGGCCCACTTAAAGCTGCTACTACCAAATCACTAACATTATTTTCAGCTGGATTGGATTTTGCCATTGAAGCAACTAAATTTCAACTAGAAGCGGCTCAAAAAGTAGTTAATTCTTATTTAGAAATTACTAAAGCAGGTGCTAATTTTGGCGGCAGTATTACAGATTTCGCAGCACTAGCACGGGAAACTAATACTCCTATGTTAATGCTGTCTAAAACTGTCAAAGCAAATATAGAAAATCTTACTGCATTGGGTGGAAGTATTCAAGGTGCTACTTTCTTGTTATACCCTAGTATGACTAAACTTTTTTATTCTACAGAAAAATTAGATACCCAAGTACTTGCTATGTACGGGAGTTTCGAAGATTTAGTAGAAGGGGTTACAGATTATTACAGCTTATTAGCTAAAACTGGAGTAGTAATTGATCAAAATTTGATAGACGAAAAACAAAAAACTGGAGCAGTTCAAGAATATCTTATTCGTCAAAAAGAATTAAGTTCTCTTACTGGCAAATCTTCCAAAGCTTTGGCTGAAGCAGAAGCTAAAAGACGTACAGAATTGGATTATTCTTTAAGATTAAGTAGATTAACTAACAAAGAAGCTGCAGATAATGCCAGAGCAGGTATAGAAATTATAACAAAAATATTTGGTCAAGAAGCAGGTGATGTTGCAAAAGAATTTTTTGCAACTGGCGGCGACGTTTATAGCGAAGCAGGAAGAAAATTCGCCGCAATGGCACCAGATGCATTCAGAAGTATTCAAGAAGTAATGGGTAAAATTGACACTGATAGAACAACATTTGAGTCGGGGGTGGGTGCATTTTTTAAAGCAAATGCTCCTGCATTTATTGCTAATGCGAAAGCAGGGGAGGAATTATATAGCCTTAATAGAGCAGCAAACAATGAATTGTTAAAAACTATGGGTTCAGTAAATGCCAGTATAGTTGCAAACAGTGGGACATTAACTAGATTAGATGAGGCTTTTGCAAAAATTTCTCAAGCAAGGCAACAAGGCCAAGCTGATAAACCGGATGCAACAATTGGGGCAGAAAGCCAAGCTTTTGTCAATAGTTTGCGTGAAGGTATGCGACGCCAAAGCCAATTAGATACACAAGTCATGAAACATATGAGTGATTTAGATAAAATTACGTTGACTTTTTATGAGTTACAAAATCAATTAATTAATTTTCAAGGTGAAATGTTTGGCAATATAAGAGAAATAATAGGTGGGATAAATATTGCAGCTGGTGATTTTGAAAATTTTGCGCAAAGATTGGGTGAACATATTTCTCAAGTATTAAGTAGATATTCTAGATCCCCCGCAGCAGGCCCAGAAGGTTCTCCGCCCCCTGGATCCCAACCTCCACCAACCTCACCACCTAACCCTGCACAACCACCTGAGCCCCCTAAACCCTCAGTAGGAACACCTGCTGCAGTTGCGGGTCAACCTGGATTTGCTGAGGGTGGTATTACAACAGGTCCTAGTTTAGCGGGAGAAGCAGGTCCTGAGGCAGTAATACCATTAGCCAAAGGTGATGTGCCTCTCAAAATAGATTGGACACCTTTAGTTAATATAATGCATGATCAAGTAAGTATTTCGAATGAAATTAGAACTTTATTAGCTGATACAAAAAATATACAAGAAGATATATTAGAAGCTACTTACTAAATTCAAGGTAAATATATTACTGGAGAAATAGCCTTATGGCGTGGAAAAAATATTTCAAGATTGCTAATGTCGCAGGATCTGTTAGCCCCATTAACGGTGGAACATCTGCTCAAAATTTTACCTATCGTAATTATCAAAGTAATTTACCTGAGGTTTATATTGGTCATCCAAATCGTATTGAACGTTACAATCAATACGAACAAATGGACATGGACAGTGAAGTGAATGCGGCATTAGATATTTTAGCAGAATTCAGTACTCAGTTAAATGAAGAAAACGGTACACCGTTTAGATTTCATTGGCGAGAAAAACCCACTGATAATGAAGTAAACATTATTAGAGAACAGTTAAATCAATGGACTAAACTTAACGAATTAAACTCCAGAACATTCAAAATATTCAGAAATACGATAAAGTACGGTGATCAAGTATTCTTACGTGATCCTGAAACTTTTAAACTGTTTTGGATAGAAATGAGTAAAGTTACAAAAATTATTGTTAACGAAGCGGAAGGAAAAAAACCTGAACAATATGTTGTGAAAGACATTGCTCCGAATTTTGAAAATTTAACAGCTACACAGGTCAATACTAGCGATATCAGTGTAAACCATCCGCAAGTTGGTGGCCCTAATGGTGCCTATATTCAACCAAAAACTCCTTATAGTGGAGGAAGTAGATTTAGTCATGCACAAAATGAAAGCACTATTAATGCAGAACATGTGGTGCATTTAAGTTTAACTGAAGGATTAGATTTTAGCTGGCCGTTTGGTAATAGTGTTCTAGAAAACGTATTTAAAGTATTCAAACAAAAAGAATTACTAGAAGATGCTATTATCATTTACCGTGTACAACGTGCTCCTGAAAGGCGAATTTTCTATATTGATGTTGGTAATATGCCCAGTCACATGGCCATGGCTTTTGTTGAACGGGTCAAAAACGAAGTTCATCAACGTCGTATTCCTACACAAACTGGTGGTGGACAAAACATGATGGATGCTACTTATAATCCATTAAGCACCAATGAGGATTATTTCTTTCCCCAAACAGCAGATGGTCGCGGCAGCAAAGTAGATACTCTAGCAGGCGGACAAAACTTAGGTGAGATAACAGATTTACATTATTTTACAAACAAACTTTTTAGAGGATTAAGAATTCCGGCCAGTTACTTGCCAACAGGTATGGACGATGGAACCAGTAATCCAAACACATTTGCAGATGGTCGTGTTGGAACAGCTTTAATCCAAGAATGGCGATTCAATCAATATTGTATGCGGTTACAACGCAATATTAGTGAAAAATTAGATGCAGAGTTCAAATTATTCATGCGCTGGAGAGGTATCAATATTGATAATAATTTGTTTGAATTACAATTTAATGAGCCCCAAAACTTTGCCAGCTATAGGCAAGCGGAAGTTGATCAAGCTAGAATCACAAGTTTTACACAGTTAGAACAGTATCCTTATCTAAGCAAACGTTTCTTATTGACACGGTATTTAGGACTTACTGAAGAGGAAATGACCGACAATGAACGCATGTGGGCCGAGGAACAAGGCGATGTTGATAAAGCACCACCCGACGAAGCAGGATTGCGCAGTGTAGGTATTAGTCCAGGCAGTTTAGAAAATGAATTGCAAGGAGCAGAAATTCCACCACAAGCAGAACCAGGTGCAGAAGCCCAGGGTGCAGTACCAGGCGGGGAGATAGGTGGACCTGCAGCAGGTACACCGTTGCCTGCTAGTGCTCCGATACAGTAAAAGATATAAATAACTTTATGATTGTTAATGAATTATTCAGTCCTACACCTGCTGCTTTCAGATCCGAGAAGCAGGACAACACATCAATGACATTGAAAAAAACAAGAACAACTAGTTTAACTTTGTCACAATTGAATAGATTACGTATTATGAATGATGCTAGAAAGTTAGAGCATGAAAAGAAATTAGAAACGGTATCAACACAATATAAACCTCCAGCAGCACCTGCAGGTCCTGGTTTATAATAAAATTTATTAAAAATCGTTCAAAAAATGCCCTTAAACAGGGCATTTTTTTTATACTGTTTAAATAACTATACAGAATTCATAAACATATTTTTTAAAGGAAACAAATATGTCAAAATACGAACAATTAATTGAGTTCATTATTAATGAACAAGAAGACAAAGCACGTGAACTTTTTCACCAGATCGTGGTTGAAAAAAGTCGTGAAATTTATGAGTCCATTATCGACGAAGAAGACCTAGAGGAAATCGGTGGCAATCCAGTCGAAGATATGATGGACGAAGTCACTGCCGACGAAACAGGCATGGCAGAAGCTGAAGATGATGACATGGAAATGGACATGGACATGGAAGTCGACGCCGATGAGGAAGGCGATATGGACATGGAAGTCGACGCCGATGAGGAAGGCGATATGGACATGGACATGGACATGGGTGATGAAGAATCTCCAGAAATGGCATTGTCAGATGCACGTCAAGAAGTTGACGCAATTTTCGATCGTTTAATGGCACAATTAAGTGGTGAAGAAGGCGATGACATGGACATGGACATGGACATGGACATGGATTCAGAAGAAGAAGTTGATGAAAATCTATATGTTGTACCTGTTGCTCCTGGAATGCGCGGCACAGGTGACAGACCAGGTGAAGGCGTCGAAGAATCAATGTACGAAGCTAAAAAAGCTAAAAAAGAAGAAATGCTTAAAGCCAAAGGTGAAAGTGGCAAGCGTAAGATGACAGAATCTGAATGGCTACGTGAATACGTTGATCAGATCGGCGAAATTTATAGCCAAGAGCCTGCTCAGGAAGAGGGACACGAAGTTGGTCACGGCAAAAAAGTAAAAGTGGATAAAGACAGTACCGCAGTTGGTCCAGGCGTCGACATGGGCGGCAAAGTAGTTAAAACCAAAGGCGGAGAACAGAATCCCGACGGTAAGCAAACTCCAGAACCAAACAATGAATACACCAAAGGCAAAGGAAACCTTCCACATGCTGGCAAATTTCAAAATGTGCCAGGCGCCAAAACAAAGCCACAAAATTCTGGAAAACCAGAATATAGTAAAGCTCACGGTGCAGAAGGACAAACAACCGGCGGTAAAGTTCCTGTAACTGCAAAAAGTCCTTTAGCTAAGGCTTAATTCAATGAATCTATTAAGAGAACATTTGACCTTTGACAATGCTAGGATGGAACTTCTAGCAGAGGATTCAGCTGACGGCAAAGGCAAAAATCTCTATATGAAGGGTATATTCGTTCAAGGTGGAGTAAAAAATGCCAATCAACGAGTATATCCTGTAGATGAAATTGCCACCGCAGTTGAAAGTATAAACAAACAACTTAAAGAGGGATATAGTGTTTTGGGTGAATTAGATCATCCGGATGACCTGAAGATCAATCTTGATA